TATTACGAAAGACTGATCAAACCCACCACGATGAAAGAACTGATCGAACGCGGGGACCTGAGTCCGTATGAGTTTTACGCCCCGACAAAGCCGGATCTTTCTGCGGTTAAATCCACCAGCAGCGCAGAGTATGGCAGCGATTACAAAGAGGCTGAGATAGCGGCAATCATGTCGGGTGCGGATCTGGTCGGTGACGTGGTCGATAACTGGCTGGCCAACGGCCAGAACCTGCCGACCATCTGTTTTTGTGTGACTGTCAGCCATGCAAATTTCGTCACAATAGCGTTTAACCGGGCGGGTGTGAATGCTGAGATTATTACCGCAGATACCCCGCATGAAGAACGCCAGCTTATCATCCACCGCTTTGAGCAGGGCGGGACAAAAATCATCGTGAACGTCGGCACACTGGTTGCCGGGTTTGACAGTGATGTCCGGTGCATCATTTACGCCCGTCCGACGAAATCGGAGATCCGCTGGGTGCAGTGTCTCGGCCGCGGACTGCGTAAAGCACAAGGCAAAGATAAATGCCTTATTTTCGATCACTCCGGATCCGTACACCGTCTGGGGTTTCCTGATGATATCGAATATGACGAATTGCCGGGTAAAAGTGACGGCCTGGAAGAATCATCGTCTGTCCGTGACCAGGAAAAGCGGGAGAAAAAACCGAAGGAATGCACATCCTGTCACTACATGAAGCCTGCCGGTGTTTACGTCTGCCCGAAATGTGGATTCAAACCGCTGGCCGGAGAGGATGTTGACGTTGATACCTCCCGCAACATCAAAAAAATAAGTAAATCTGAAAAGGTTTACACCACAAAAGACAAACAGAGTTTTTACTCCCAGCTCAAATATTACCAGAACATCCGCGCTGCCGAAGGAAAGCCGGTCAGTGACGGGTGGGTCTCCAATACCTTCAGAGACAAGTTCGGTGAATGGCCACGCAGCCTGCATGCCACACCGCAGGAAATAACCCCGGAGGTATCCAATTTCATCACACACAAACGTATTCAGTGGGTTAAGCGTAAACAGAAAACCGAAGCACTGATGCCGCAGAGAATCGCAGATTTAAAACAGCAACTGAATAAAAACGCACAGCAGGGAGAATTATTGTGAATACAGCTGAAGCAGCAAAGGGGCAGTGGGAAAAGATTTTTGCACACTACGGACTGCCGCCGATCACCGGGAAACGGCATTTTACAGGAAAGTGCCCGATATGTGAGAAAAAGGGAAAATTTCGCATAGACGACCAGGACGGCCGGGGAACGTACATCTGCACCTGCAGTTCCGGCACAGGATTTCAGTTGCTGGAAAAAACACAGGGTAAGAGCTTTAAGCAGCTGGCGGATGAGATTGATCGGCTGCTCGGAAATGAACGGGAAAAAGAGGTTCCGAAGCCGGTCGGCAGCAATACCCGTTCAGACCGTGAAAAATTTATCAGTTGCTATGCTCAGATGCCGGATCTGAAAGACACCTCAGCGGCGAGATACCTGCAAAACCGGGGAATATTTACGCTGCCGGCAGATCATATTCGTTTTTGTGAGAGACAACCGACCCGTAAAGGCATGGCGGTTATCAACTATCAGGCCATGTGGGCGCTGGCCACGGACTCAAAAGGCCAGTTGTGTTACCTGCACCGCACGTATCTGGATGGTGACAGGAAGGCCGATATCAACGTGGTAAAGCGCATGACAAGGCTGCAGGAAGATAACTATCTGGATTATGCCGAATCAGTGGCGATCCGCATGTTCCCGGTAGCATCCACCCTGGGTGTGGCGGAAGGAATAGAAACAGCCCTGTCCTGTAAACAGGTTTACGGAGTAAATACCTGGGCAACGATCAATGCCGGATTCATGGATAAGTTCACTGCACCGAAAGGAGTGACTCACCTGATTGTTTTCGCTGATGCTGACTGGGGCAGCGCAACCGGACATGCTGCCGCGTTTGCCTGTGCCAAGCGTAACCTCGTTGCAAACAACGATGTGGAGAAGGTCAGCGTCCGCTGGCCGGATAAAGGTGATTTTAATGACTTGATCTGTGACGGAAGTGAAGTTCGTGAACTGACATTTTACCGGGAAAAGCACCAGGAGGCTGCGTAATGAAACTCGAAAGCGCATTAAAACAATTTCATCCGAAGTCACCGACATTCAGTGACAGCCCAAACTCCACGGCCCCCGACAGACTGAAAGGCATGGATTCAGCAGCGGCAATGGGTATGGCATCACAGCGGGCCGCGTTCGGCATGCATGCGTTCTTTGGTAAAAATGATGTCAGTATTGAGGATAAATTCAGGACTGTTGAAGCACTGACACAGTATGCCCTGCGCACGGCGCCAAAGCTGGTGGCCAAAGCGGCCAGTAATCGTGTTGCTCAGTGCATGAAGATTCTGGCCGCAATGGCATTTGAGGATTACGCCCGTTCAGCAGGTTCGGTCTGTCAGTGTCAGGACTGCGGCGGGAAAGGGCTGATTTATCGCCGGAAAGAGGTGGTGAAGCATCCGGGTATCACCAATATGGAAGGTACAGTGATTGTTGCGCCTGTAGTCCGTAATGAGATGGTGAACGAATTATGCACGACCTGCAACGGAAAAGGGCAGTTAACCCACCGGTGCCGCTGCAAAGGCCGGGGTAAGGTGTACGACGAAGAGCAGAGCGGATTGCAGGGTGCGCCGGTATTCAAAGACTGCCCGAAATGCTCGGGGCGTGGGTATAAGCGTGTGCCGTCGTCAGTAGCTTATCAGGCGATAAAACATTTGGTACCAGAGTTAAATGAACGAACCTGGCGCAGAAACTGGAAGCCTTTTTATGAGGGACTGACGGGGAAATGTCACATTGAGGAAAGTCAGGCAGAACAGATATACCGTGAAATTACAAAAAATTGACATGAATTCAGTAAATCCTATCATATTTTGGAAAAATCAAATTCCCATTAATTAATAGTCAAAACCTGTAATTTATAATGATTACAGGTTTACTTTAATCAAAGATAATTAATTAGGTTTGATTGTTTTACATAATTAATTTTTCTTCGTATGATAATATGTCACCAGGTTGACATTTTAGTGTAATGCATATTTTTTCAAGTGTATCAAATCGGATGCCCTTGACTTTTCCTGATTTTAATAGTGATATATTTTGCTCGGTAATGCCAACTGATGCAGCTAAAGATCTTGATGTCATATTATTCTTAATTAATAATTTGTCGATATTAATTATGATGGCCACTTTATACAAACTCCTTATTTTCCTGATTTGCTAATCTTCCTATAGTCAATGAAATAAATACAGCTCGCAATAATAAACCCATTAGAACCAGTACAATATCCCCAATGTAAATAATAATTTGATACTGTGAATCCTTAAGTGCTATTAATGGGATAACAAATCGACAGATTGGCAATATTAAACCAAGAATTATCATTGAAAAAGAAATCATTTTCATGTTATGAATGAGGGGAAGTGTAAGATACCCATCCATCTTTATTTCATTTACAACTTTAATTCCTTTGTATAGGGCATAAACAAATATTAAAATTGGAATATAAAATAGAATAACTAATGCAATTGAATTTGTTCCTGATACAGAGTAATTCATTGTATCTACGACCTGAATATCCGCAAAAGAAACCAGCGAGTCGTAAAGTAGTCGACTGGGAGAAAATAATAAGTACAGAGGCACGATGATTGAAATTGTTATAATTAAGTAAAGTATAATGGTCATAAATGAAAATTTCATCTTATGTAACATGAATAAAATCTCCTAACTGCATGATGTATAATAATTAAGTGTACAATAGTATGATGCTATTCATCAGTGACGGCATGAATGAAAAGATAATAAATGAAATTTACTGTAAAACAATAAAAATTTACTGTTTTATGATAAAATTTTATTGCTTTACAATAAACTCTTAAGGTTGAGCTCTTCTCTTTCACACGGTAAACCTATTAAGAGCTTAGTGATATGGTTTGAAGAACAAACTAACCTGTAGTCATGCTTGCATTTTGTCCGAAAGTGCCTTATTATCTCTCAATAGTGGGATTTTTATACATATCCGCACTGCACAAATTCTAAACCTCGCAATCGCGGGGTTTTTTGTTATCCTGTATTTATTGACACTTTGTATGAGTATGGGGCAGGACAACAATGAAACGTAAGTCAGTTCTCCCGCCAGTGGCTAAAATGATCACTGTTGTTTTTCTGATGGCCATTTCGTTTATTCTTGGTGCTGCGCTTACTAAGACGACAGACTTTGATCCTATAGAGCAAACGAAAGTAAATGTTTCCAATTTCCTCTCATATCCCAGCGCAGCAGAATTTAAAAATATGGCCTATTTCTTTAATAAAAAGACCGGGGCAGGCGGGGATTTGGGTTACATTTGCGGTGAGGTTTTCACATTCAATAAGGAAGAACTGCCCGCAGGGTTTAAACGATTTGTAGTAAAAGTATATGAACCACCCAAGGGGCTGACACTTCTCTCTTTCCCTGTTATTGAAGATGGGAATGATATGTTTTTATCTGATCGGATAGACGAAATTTGGGATATGTTCTGCCATAATAACTAAAACTAATATCTGCAATGAAAACTCCATTTGCAGCTTCCGCCTCTCATGCGGCGGCATTTAAGCGAGTGGGGTTCTCATTGTGGAGAATGCCGAGGCTGATCGGCAGTGCATGGACTGTCGGATGTACCGCACACCATCCAGAGGCGGCCTTTGCGGATTAGGCTAAGCCCCTGAGAGTATCTGGAAACCGACGAAGGATTAAATAGCCTTCCTCCACAATCTTGCAATAGTGCCCCTCACAGTCCCTGCGCAGAACGGAGAAATCTGGTTTACGATACACTTGGGGCTTTCGGTGTACCCTTATGGGGCTTGAAGACCACGCCGCCTGCCGGAGTAATCGCTGGTAGGATGGCGTGGCAATTCATTGATATTGTTCCGATGCCGGAATTCCGGTAACGAGGTAATCATGTTTGATGAGTTTGAAGGATTCTGATAGCCGCCCTTTCCCCAGGGTAAATGGCGCTGAGGCTTTGCGTAGTGTGGCTTCTTGTGGGGCCCTATGCTAGTTCCTAGTGTGATGAACGATAGAGACGCTACATTCCGCCCGCCCGTTTAGTGGGCAAAAAAAAGCCGACTGTGTCGGGTCGGCAATAAATACTGGAAGCAATGTGAGCAATTGTCTAACTTGTGCAATACCCGAGCTATCAACTTGGGTATTCGTGAAATGATAACGCTTATCATTTAAATGTCAATCGCAAATCTTAAAGGTCGCCATGTGCGGCCTTTTTGTTTGTTGTGTGAGTTGAGAGCAAGTAATTACTGGATATATTTCGCACTATCTCTTTGCGTACGCAACAAGAGGAGATATGCATGAATTACTATGTTCACACACTTAAAGATGCACAAGGCGATTATGAAGTCCATCGTGACGGATGTGCTCATATGCCTTCTGCACCGAACAGGAAATCACTGGGAAGCTTTTTCACTTGCACTGCAGCTGTTCAGTCAGCCAAAAATTTAGGTTATACCCCAACGAATGGCTGCTACTGGTGCTGCCGGGAATGTCATACGTCATAAATCATATTGAATGGTTAATTAAAGATCGCTCCGGCGGTCTTTTTTGTTATCTGCAACAATAAGAGCATTGGAATACGACAGGCTCATACCTAATCCGTATTCGGCCACAGTGCTCTTTTTATTGCTTTCCCGCCGCTGGTGGGATTACCAGAACAATGCCGCAGCCACCACACTTTAACCCGTTTAAAACATATAACCCGGTTGCGGCATTACCCCTATCACTCAACATACGGAACACTCCGCAGGGGGTGGATATGCGCATGCCTGACAAATATTCCAGCCCTACAGCATACGCCTGGGGACTTATAACCTCTGCCTTTGGCGTTTTATCTCTGGACCAGTGGGCTATTGTTGCCGGGATCATCTGCACTGTCGGGACGTTCCTGGTGAACTGGTATTACAAACGGAAAGAATTCCAACTGAAAGCCGGAGAACATCATGAATAACCGATTATTTAAAAAAGTCATGGCCGCTTGTGCCGCCGGGGCGATTGCCGGTGCGCTGGTGCTGATCCCCGCGTATGAGGGTGTTGAGTACAAACCTTACCGTGATGTGGCCGGAGTGCTCACCGTATGTTACGGCCACACAGGTAGTGATATTCAGCCCGGCAAGTTGTATACGGATGCGGAGTGTAAAGCGCTGCTGCATAACGACCTGACGAAAGTCCGGCGTGCGGTTGACCCGATGATCAAAGTGCCGATTGACGACAACACACGGGCGGCCATCTATTCATTTGTCTACAACGTCGGCTCCGGTGCATTTTCGCGTTCTACGATGCTGCGGAAACTCAATGCCGGTGATATTGCCGGTGCGTGTGACGAAATGAAGCGCTGGACGTTTGCCGGAGGTAAACAGTGGCAGGGTCTGATTAACCGGCGTGAGACGGAGAAAGCGATATGTCACGGAACCCTGTAATGCTGATTATCACCACGGTTATCCTGCTGACGGCCTGCCTTCTGGCGGGCTGTTATCTGTATTCACTCGAGAGTCACTGTAAGCCGCTGCCGGGTAATCCGCTGGACGGGGTGATCCATTATGAGTGTGAAGCGCCATGAACTGGAAAGAAGCGGTAATAGCTGCGGTGCTTATTATTGCTGCCTGGTGGGTATATGACACCTACCAGGATAACCAGCAGCTGAAGGTGGACAACACAACGTTATCAGGCCAGTTATCAGCACAGCAGGTGATAAACACCACCACACTTTCAGCTGTTGCCATCAGGCACCGCGTGGCACTCGACAACATCAAAGCCAAGCAGGAAGAGGACACGGAGAATGTCAAAGTCAAGACTGTTATCAGGACAGTATTTAAGGACAGTGAATGCGCTGCTGCTCCTGTTCCCGCTGATGCTGTTAGTGAGCTGCGGAAATACGCGGACGGAATACGCACCCGCGCCGGTGGTGCCAATCCCGCCACAACTGACCGCTGATTGTCCGCTGCCGGTTATTCCTGACGAACTGACCTATGGCGGCGCAATCCTGTTGTTGGCTGATGCTATGAAGTCGATCGCAGACTGCAATCACGATAAGCGTGCAATACGGGAGATTG